GTATGAGTGTCTGAAGCAGCATTACCTAAAACTGTATTTCCTGTTGAATTTACTGCATCTAATGTATCTATGTAAGCAACACCATCAAGATATAAATCTTTCCATTCTAAAGTTGAACTACCTAAATCATATTTGTTGTCTGTTGATGGTATTAATGCTACACTACATGAAATTCCTCCTCCAGCCATATCGCTGTTTGAAGAACTTAATATGTTTATAAAAGCTGTAGTTACACCATCTGTAGCTGCTCCTAAAGTGTCTATATGTGCAACACCATCTACATAAAGATCTTTCCATTCATTAGTAGACGAACCTAAATCATGAGAAATATCATTAGATGGTATTAAACTAGAACTAACTTCTCCAATGGAAGCTGTTGATACAAATATAGTTTTCCAGGTTTTAGCTGTAGAACCTAAATTATAGATATTATTTGCATCAGGAATAATACTTGAACTTACTTCAGCTCCTAAAGAAACTGAATCTGCTGTTGAATCCCCTAGTATTATATTACCATTTGCGGTGATAGACCCACTTACAAGTAAAGAACCAGAAATACTTACTGTTCCGGTAGTTCCTGTTAAGGGGGTTATGTTATTTACGTTTATATTGCTCATTGTATGTTAGTTTATTATAAATATGGGTTTATTTTTAAAGAATATGATTTATTGTTTGTTTGTTCTCTTGTTATAAATATAAAGTTTTTTTAAAATCATTAGCTAGTTACCATAAGTAGTGTTACATCCGCTCCTAAACTTACTGTATATTCTATACCTGCAGGGACTGTTATGGAAGGATTATATCTAGTTGTAAACATTACTGAATTATATCCAGCAGGTATTGTTGTGTTTGTTGATATTGAATTGGGGTTGTTAAATCCTATACCTGTAATTGTATTGGAAGCTACTATGTCTTGTGCATAAACAGTTCCACTAGCACTAATATTACTACCTGTTATATTACCTAATACATTTAAATTAGTGTCTCCACTTCCACTTAATATTAATGATCCTGTTATTTGAGCATTTCCATTAATTGTACCGTCCCATTCTGCTGTTATGTTTGTCAATCCTGAACCATCTCCTGAGAATGTACTAGCTGTTATTTGAGAAGCAATTATACTATTACTTGAACTTAATATTCCACTAGCTGTAATTTGGTTTAATATTGTATTTCCTCCTATTGTTAATGAAGTTGTTCCACTTCCTGATATGTTTCCAAGAAGAGTTACATTACCAATTGTGTGAATATTACTTGCACTTACAAATCCACTTGCACTTACATTACTACCTGTTATAGTACCTGTAGTTAAATTTGTAGGTGCAAAAGTAGCTACTGATAATGTTGCTGCTGTTATTGTTCCACTTGAGCTTATATTACCACTAGATGTTACATTACCTATTATAGTGTGTATGTCTGCTGAAGCATTACCTAAAGTAGTACTACCACTATTGATTAAATTGTTTGTTGTACGAACAATTCCAAATTTTACATTTGATGTTGTTAATACATCTTGATCCATGTCGTACAATTCATTTGCACCTTGACCTGTGTTTAAAGTTGTTGCTGTTAAAGCTCCTACTGTTGTAACTCCTGCTATTAAATTTCCACTTGCACTTATATTACTTGCTGTGATGTTTTGAGTTACAATTAACATTCCAAGTGAACTTGTTCCACTTGCATTTACACCTGCTGAAGCTGTTATATTACCTAGTGTAGTTATACTAACACTATTATTTCCTGATCCTGTGACTGTTAAATTACTTAAAGAACTTGTTTGTGAATTTAATACAAAAGAACTAGATTGTGAATTTAGTACAAAAGAGCTTGTTTGTGAAGCTAATATAAGTGAACTAGTAGCAGAATTTGTTACAAATGAACTTGATATGCCTGCTGCTATTTGAGTTGAACTGCTTATAGCTCCAACAAATATACCTGTAAAAGAGTTTGCTGTTATATTACCACTTGCGCTTATAGTTCCTGAAGATGTTATATTACCAAAAGTACTTATATTTAAATTACCAAAAGAACCTGTTAATGCTGTTATAGTCCCACTTGAACTTAAGTTTCCACTAGAAGTAATATTACCAGTAATTAAATGTCTGTCTGTAGATGCATTTCCTAAAGTTACACCCCCTGTTGTTATTATAGTACTTGAACTTATACCTACTGAGGCTGTTATACCTCCTAATATTGTTAAAGATCCTGTTATATTAGAATTTCCATTTCGTGAACCATCCCATTCTGCTGTCACTCCTGTAATTCCTGAACCGTCTCCAGACATTGACACTGCTGATATAGTTCCACTTGCACTTAAAGTTCCATTTACATTTAGATTTGCTAAAGAACTTGTATTAGCAATAGTTAAATTGTTTGCAAAAATGTCTCCACTTGAACTTATTGTTGCACTTGCTGTTATTTGATTTACATTTATGGAAGGCACACCTGATAATCCTGTTGCATTCCCCGATAATGAACCTGTAAGTTGAGATGCAATAATTATACTACCACTTATAATACTACCTGTAATAGCACCACTTGATATTGTTAATCCTGAAGCCCCATCAACAACTAAATTACTAAATGAACCTGTTCCGTCTACTCTTAAATCTCCACTAGATGATAAATTTAGTGTAGAAATATTATTTATATTGTGTATATTGCTTGAGCTTATAAACCCACTTGCACTTATGTTTCCTGATGAAGTTATATTAGCAACTAAAATAGATGGTGTTCCCGTAAGACCCGTTGATGTTCCTGTTACTGTTCCTGTTATAGGTCCTACAAAAGCATTTGCTGTTATAGTTCCACTTGCACTTATGTTTGCTGAGGATGTTATATTACCTGTTAGGGTAAGTCCTGATGAATTAATTGCTATTCTTTCTGTTCCATTTACTTTAAGAAGAAAAGTAGTATGTGAGTCTGTGTCTATATAGGGAGCTGCTGCAGATTGTGCTCCTCCAAAAAATTCTAAACCATAACTTGTAGAATTGGTAGATCTAAGTCTAAGAGTTCCTGCACTTGTAAAATCTAAATTTCCAAAGGCATTATTATCATGATTTATTGTTGCTATATCTTGTATTTCATTTACATATAGTAAACCACTTGCACTTATATCATTAGTTTCTACTCTTCCAAATGAACCTGTTGTAGCAGTTAAATCTCCACTTGCACTAATATTACCTGAAGCTGATATGTCACCAAAAGCACTTACACTTAAATTATCAAATGAAGCTGATGTTGCCTCAATTAACCCACTAGAACTAATGTTTCCATTTATTCTTAAAAAACCATCCATATAAGCTCCTCCACCTACAGCATCTAATAAGAATGGTGTTGATGTAGTAGCTCCTGTGTTTATTGTGTAATCAATGCCCGCAGGGATTGTTAAATCACCTGTGTTGTTAGTAAATTGAATTGCATTTATGTTTGCAGGAATGTTTACATTAGATGTAATGTTACTAGGAGTACCTATCCCCATTGCACTTACAAATCCATCAACCTGAACGCTAGTTGAAAGATTATTAAATGAACCCGTTAAACCAGTTACAATACCACTTGCACTTATATTACCGGAGGCTGTAATGTGTCCTGCTGGACCATTAATAGTTACTGTACCGTCTCCAAATCTTGTTGTACCTCCAATAACATGAGATGCATTTGTTTTACTTGCACTTATTTCTCCCGCAAGTATTAATTTACTATTAGCACTAATCATCGCCATAGAATGAGCATCTTCCCTAGCATCTATAGATAATATATTTCCCCCTGGTCCCACATAATCCCAAAGACCTGCTATTGTTTGTTTTATATAATGGTTGTCTGCGGTTTCATGAAATATTGCTTGTGCTCTTACAAATACATCTGTTCCTCCTACTGCTGTATCTTGTTTTACTGGTCTTCCTTCTCTTAAATCTTTAACATCTTTTTGTCTAAGTTGAGTTATTTCACCTGAAGCACTAATAAATCTAACTGATTCTTCACTTATATATACTTCTTTAAAGTAGTTTGTTGGAGAACCTAAACTCCATTTATTAGCTCCTTCTGGTATAACAGAACCTGTAAGTACTAATGATACTAAAGCTTCTCCCTCACTTCCTGCTGTTTGTACGTCTGTTCCTGAACCTGAATATATTGAACCACTTATGTATACTGTTCCTCCTAATACTGATTTTTTACTTACTGNTAAATCTCCACTGGCTGTTATACCTCCTGTTATTTCAACACCTACATTAGTAGTTTCTAATTTTTCAGAATTATCATAATATAATTTAACTGCTCCATCTACATCTCCTTTAAAATAATTTTCTCCTGTTGCTGATTCTAAAACTAATGAATTACTTGCTTGTATATATAAAAACCCACCACCATTATCTCTAATGTAACTGTTATTTCCTTCATGGTAAATCAATAAATCACCACTTGTACCTAATGATATTCTTGCATTATCTAATAAATCAATTGATCCAAATGAACCTGTTCCACTTGCACTTATGTTACCTGAGGCTGTTATATGAGCAGGTGAATTGGCTCCTGATCCCCCTTGTACCATTTCTAAATGGCCTCTTATAGTAGTAACACCTGTACTAGCATCAATATAGAAATAATTAGCTTTATAATCTGTACCAATATTGAAATTATTAGCTGTCCCAACATCACCCCCCGTAAGATCAATGTCTAAAATTGAATTTCTTTGTTCAATAAATGTTTGTTCTGAGTTTGTAGTATCTCTAATTGTTAGGGCGGGGGAATTAGTACTTGTTAAAAGTAAATTACTTGCACTTATATTTCCCGTTGCTGTTAGATTTGATGCTGTTATAGCTGTGGCTATTAAATTAGTTGTAGTTAGATAAGCTATTGAACCTGTTCCTACTACTGTTAAATCATTACTTGCAGATATGTTTGCTGCTATTAAGTTTCCTGAAGCACTTATATCAACTGAAGCTGTTATGCTTCCTGTTATGCTTAAATTATCATTAAACGAAATTGATTCATTTGCTGTTCCTATTGTTTGGAAATTATTAGCAAAAACTGTTCCTACTGCACGTATATTTCCTGAGGCTGTTATATGACCATTAAAAGTATGTGTGTCTGAAATAGCATTTCCTAATGTTGAATTTCCTGTTGTACTTATATTTCCTATAAGTGCAATTCCTGAAGATAAAATATTTAAGGTATGGGTATTTCCTGCTTTAAAACTTATTTCATTAGACCCATCTTGGTAAATAAAAGTATCTGGATCATTAATAAAGTTAATTCCACTCCCTTCACTACCTCCAACCTCTATTCCTCCAATTGATTGTATTGCCCCACTTGCTGTAATATTTCCTGAAGAAGTTATACTTGCAAATAATACACTGTCTGTTGTTTGTAAACCTAAATCAATAGTACTACCTGCTACCCCATTTGTGGTTAAAACTGTTGTACCTTGAGTTGCAGAACTTAATGTTGATCCACTTACAGCTCCATTAAATATACCTGTGTATGTTGTGGCAACAATATTACTTACAAATAAAGATTTCCAATAATTTGTAGGAGAACCTAAATCATATAAACTTGTATAAGCAGGAATAATTGATCCTGTTGTTTTAATAGCCATCAATGTGTTTTCTGATGCTGATGGGTGAAATAAATTACCACTAACTATTAAAGATCCTGTTGGGGCTCCTGAAGTAAATGAAGCTGTAATTCCCGTTATATTTATTTGGGAAGATGTTATGTTTGATATTAAAGTACCATCCCCTATAAATTGTTGTGCTGTTATAGCTCCACTTGAACTTATACCTCCTGAAGCTGATATTTCACCTCCTATAATTAAATCTCCACTGGCTGTTATACCCCCCGATGCAGTTAAATGACCATCTAAGGTTGTATTTCCCTTTATGTTTAAACTACCTGTGTTTTCGCCATTTAATATAGCGAATGAATCAATTAAATTAGCATATTGACCTTCTGTAGGTTTTTTACCTGTTTCAAAAAATCCTTTTAATGTATTTCTATTTTTCTTTGCCATTTATTTATTAGTTTATGCCTGTATTTCCAATACCATCTCCACTTATTCCATCAGTGTCTGTGTTTCCTACTCTATATTCTCCTGTTTCTTTTCTGATTTCTTCCCTTGTTTTAACTGGACCCGATGTTGTTACTATTTCAGTATTAAATATTACTGTTGATTTGCTAAAGAACTTTTGAGGTTTTTTAGCTAATTCTTTGTTCATAGCGTCAGGTACAATGTATCCTTGTAATTCCAACCCAAAATTTGTTTTTACCATTCTATTATTCCCTTGAGCCACTTCTACACTATTAGAAAAAGTATCAACCTTTGCATTAAATTTAAATCTTTCTTCATCCCCCCAATATGAATCTGAGGCATAATTTATAGCTTCTGTTATTTTATTCATTTGAGCTACATAATCTGTCCATATTATAAAACTATACTTTATTTTTACAAAATCAGGTACTACAACAGCGTGAAATTCTTTTCCAGGAATTCTACCTTGTAATGCTGTAAAATTATCATATTGGTTTCTTTTATTATAAGCGCTCTGGAATACATAGTGAAGTTGAGGGTTATTTGCATCCATTTTATTACCCAAATCTCTTCTTTTTTCAACACTATCTCTTTTAAACATTATGATAGGTGTTTGAAGTTTTCCTTCTTTATCTCTAAAATATCCATCTTGTTGAACTCCCTTCCATCTTTCAGGAGAACCATAAATTAAAGGAACATCTATTCTATCCCCATTAGTAACTACTGATGGTTTAATAATATTGTTAAAATAATACATTATGGCTTCATCATGGTCTTGTAAACCTATAGATATATCATTGATGTTATCATCTTCTCTTTTAGTAATTTCACCTCTATTTATTGGTGTTTTTTGTGGTTGACGATTACTAGGAGCTATACCTTCTACTGGAAAACTTGGGTTTGCTGGATTAAGAATGTCAGGAGCACTTAAGTTGTCTCTAAGTTTCTCGTTATTCCTTTTAGGAATAGGTCTTAAAAATTTGTCTGAGTTGTCTTGTGCCATATTATCCTAATAAATTTGCTATTCCATCTGTTATTTTTGTTGTAGAGGGGTACTTTCCACCCCTTAAAGGTATTAAGTTTAATTTTTCTACTCTTGATAAATGAGTGTTTAAAAGTATAGAATGACTACTACCAAAATCAGTTGTTCCTGTTGAAATAGAATAATCTGGGTCTTTACCCATTATTAGTTGATTTTCAACTTTACTATCAACTTCATAAAAACTATTCTTAAATATTAAAATATCTCCTACTTCTGGTACTAAATTTAAATTTATTAGTTCATCTTTTAAAAATTGATAACTTACGGTTTGACCAATGTCAGATCCAAATTCATCGGACGACCACGATTGGTCTTGTCTATTGATTAAACACGCTATTCTTACGGGTTCATAAAACATTTTACCCATAGACTCACCATAAACATTAGCGGTTGTACGTTCAAGAGCAAATTTATAATATCCAATTTCTGTTTGAATGATATCATTAATAAGTTCTTTACTTATTGTATTAAAAAGTGATATGTCTCGTGAACCGCCAAATAAAGCCATTATATTCTTTGTAGTGTTTCTGGTTTAAATTTTAATGATTTAACACCTGGTACTCTTAAATCTGTTTTAGATCTGTCTGATGTTAATATGTCTTGTTTTAATTGGTCTAAATCTTGTTTAGGGTTTCCTCTTGATATAAATTTAATTGTAACTAAAGTATATTCAAAATTTTGTCTTTGAGCATATTCAGGAGGAGTAATATTTCTTATAATAGTTACTTTTCTTACAGCTCTAATTTGATCTAATACGTCTGTAATATTATAATCAGTGTCTGTTAGCATGTAAGCTTGAACTATGTAAGTATTTAATACTTCGTTTAATATATTTTTTAATTTTATCATTATCCTATGTAAATGTGGTAAGGTACCTTATAAAAAGTTTCTTGTGTTTGTTGTGCTTCTTGGTTTTTTCTTTCAAGTTGTTTTAACCTTGTTGTTGATTCTAATAATTCTTTTAATTCTGTTATTAAGGTTGTTTTTTCAGCTGATGCTTCAGTTAACAATCTAGCATAATCTAAAGTTGTAGTTTCACCTGGTATTGGTAAACTTTGATATTTACCTCTAACACCTCC